AAGAGATTATGCTTCTCATGTAAGGTGGAAAGTGCAGAAGGTATTACCTGATAGGTTTGGTGAAGCAAAACAGAGAACAGGTGTTGAGATAAGTGATGGCACTTTAAGAGTAGTTTGGGAAACTGATGGCTCAAGTAAAGATTCCATATAAGCCAAGAGACTTACAGGCGGAGATGCACGAAAGTCTCAAGCGTTGGAATGTGCTAGTTATGCACAGAAGATTTGGCAAAACTGTGTTTGCTGTTAATCACATGATAAAACATGCGTTGACTTGTCCACTCCCAAGACCAAGAGTTGCGTTAGTAGCTCCTACTTTTACCCAAGCAAAAAGAATAAGTTGGGATTATGTAAAATATTATGCAGGTGTTATACCTGGCGTTACCTTTAATGAAACTGAACTGCGTGCTGATTTTCCTAATGGCGGAAGGATTATGCTTTTATCTGGAGAAAACCCTGATGCTTTGAGAGGTATTTATTTAGATTTATGTGTATTTGATGAGTATGGCATGCAAAACCCTAGAGTATGGGGGGAGGTTGTAAGACCAGCACTATCGGACAGAGAGGGTGCAGCTATATTTTTAGGTACACCAGCAGGTCATAATCATTTTTTTGAAATACTGCAACAGGCAAAAGAGCAAAGTGAGGAAGGTTCAGACCAATGGTATTGGCGTATAGCAAAAGCAAGTGATACTGGTTATGTTAAGGAAATGGAATTAGACGCTGCAAGATTGCAGATGACACCAGAGCAGTTTGAACAAGAGTATGAATGTAGTTTTACCGCAGCGATTATTGGTGCTTACTATGGGAAGTTATTGGCAGATGCTGAAGATAACGGAAAGATTACAAGAGTGCCATATGACCCTGCTTTGCCAGTTCATACAGCTTGGGATTTAGGAATAAATGATTCAACGGCAATTTGGTTTGCACAAATTTATAGAGGAGGTGCGGTTAATGTTATTGACTATTATGAAAATAGTGGGGTTGGACTTGACCATTATGCAGAAGTATTGCGAAAAAAAGATTATCATTGGGGAGACCATCTGGCACCGCATGATATTGAAGTTAGAGAACTGGGTTCAGGGAAATCAAGATTAGAGACTGCTTTTAGTTTAGGTATTCGTTTTAGGGTTATTCCAAGAATGAAGATAGCAGATGGTATTAACGCTGCAAGAATGATGTTGCCTAAATGTTATTTTGATAGAGACAAATGTTCAGAGGGTTTGGAAATGCTACGGCAATACAGACAAGAATGGGATGAAAGAAAAAAAATATTTAGAGACCAACCAAGACATGATTTTACATCCCACGCTGCGGATGCTTTTCGTTATTTAGCTGTTGGTTTAGAAAACAGAACGACTATGACAAAAGCACCACAAACTGTTGCCGTTAATGAGTATAATCCATTTGCAATGCAATGAAAGATTTGCGTGATGCTTTAAAAATAATGCAGACAAGTGCTATTCATAAAACTTGGGGTCCAGAAGAAATAGACAGATGTATTGTAACACCATTAGAATTAAGCCAGTATAGTATTATAACTGAAAATAATGAACCAGTTGTGTTTGGCACATGGGGGTTTCCAACAGAAACACAAATAGAAGAATATTTAAAAACACAAAGGTTTCCGATTGAAGGATATAAAAGTCAAGGAAAAAATGTTTGGATGATTGATTTTATTTCAAAAAAAGATTATACCTTTAAAGGTGTTAAATATTTTAAGTATTTATTAAATAACAAAGGTTATAACAAAGCGTTATGGTTCAGAGTTAATAATTTAAAAATATCTTGGCATAAATGGAAAGGGAAATGATATGGGTGGTTCTCCAGTAAGATTTATAAAACGAGCAGGTAGAGCTGTTCAAAAAACAATAGGCGAACAGTTTGAAGAATTAATAGAGAAGCCAACAAAAAAAATAGCAAGAGAAACAGTTGATACTGTTACAGGAATGGATAAGTATGACAGAGGTGCTCCTTCTCCAGAAACACCAGAGGTTACACCAGAAGTAACACCTGAAGTTGTGCCAGATGATGAAACAATCACAACAAGATATGCAACACGAAGAACTAAAAGGTCAGGTCAAGCAGGAACAATAATAGAAGGTTATGGTGTTGTGCAAAGACCTAAATCAGAAAAAGCTATTACATAGGAGCTTACAATGTCGTTTTTAAAACCTAAAGTTTATGTTCCGCCACCACCGCCACCGCCACCAGAGCCGACACAAACAGATTATGAAACAGCTACAGCGTTGGCACAGGAAGCAGAAACGACAGAAAGAAAAAAACGCAGAGGTAGGGGTAGCACTATAGTCGCTGGTAATTTAGATGAAACATCTACTAGCATGAGTAGCACAGGCGGTTCACCAACTTTATTAGGGTAAGAATATGATGGATGTAAAAGATATAGTCGCTAGATTCCAACACATTGAGGGTCAGCGAGATAATTGGAACAACCATTATCAGGAACTTGCAGATTATATGCTGCCAAGAAAAGCCGATATAGTTAAAAAGAGAAGTCGTGGCGAAAAGAAAATGGAGCTTATCTTTGATGGCACAGCTTTACAATCAGTAGATTTACTTTCCAGTTCATTGCATGGGATGCTTACATCAGGTGCAAGTGCCTGGTTTCATTTAACAATGAAAGATGAAGAACTTGGCAGAGATGAAGAAGTGCAGAGATGGTTAGAAGATAGTTCTCAACGAATGATGCGTGCTTTTACAATGTCAAACTTTGAAACTGAAGTGCATGAGATGTATGTAGATTTAGTTGTGTTTGGCACAGGATGTATGTTTGTAGAAATGGAAAACAATACATTAAGGTTTTCAACACGCCACGTATCTGAATTTTATGTAGCAGAGGACCAGTTTGGTATTGTAGATACAGTATTTAGAAAATATGAATTATCAGCAAGACAAGCTGTTCAAAGGTTTGGGATAGACAATGTTGGAACATTTATACAAAGAACATTTAAAACAAAACCAGATGAAGAAGTTACAATTTTACATGCGGTAATGCCAAGAAAAGACAGAGACCCAAGTAAAAAAGATAATAAAAACATGCCGTTTGCTTCTATGTATATTTGCATGGAAACAAAAATGATAATTGCTGAAAGTGGGTTTCAGGAATTGCCTTATGTGGTTCCACGCTTCCTCAAGGCAACAGGGGAAGTCATGGGTAGGTCGCCTGCTATGGTTGCGTTGCCAGATGTAAAAATGTTAAATTTAATGTCTAAAACAATTATTCAAGCTGCACAGAAAATGATAGACCCACCTCTATTAGTTCCTGATGATGGATTCCTCCTCCCTATCAGAACGCAGCCAGGCGGTCTAAACTTTTACAGGTCTGGTTCAAGAGATACAATAACGCCATTAAACACAGGTGCTAACATACCGATTGGGTTACAGATGGAAGAACAAAGAAGGCAAGCAATTCGTGCAGCATTTTTTGTTGACCAGTTGTTAAGTGGTTCCACACCTAACATGACAGCTACAGAAGTTATACAAAGACAAGAAGAAAGAATGAGAGTCATAGGTCCTGTTCTTGGTAGGTTGATGAATGAAATGTTAAGACCTTTGATAGACAGGGCGTTTGCATTAATGTTACGAGCAGAAATGTTATCAATTCCACCAGAGGTGTTGCAAGGTGTTGATGTAGATATAGAATATGTATCTCCACTTGCAAGAGCACAAAAATCAAGTTCAGTAAACGGAGTTATTAGAGCATTAGAAATATTAATGCCATTAGCACAAAGTTTACCAGTAGGAGACCATATCAATCCAGATGGGTTAGTTAATTATCTAACTGAATCTTTAGGGGTTCCAAAAAAAGTATTAAAGCCACAATCAGCTATTGATGAAGAAAGAGAAGAAAGAGCAGCAATGCAACAAGAACAGATGGCAAGACAGATGGAGCAAGAAGATGTTGCTACTGTTGGTCAAGCAGCACAAGCAGTAAGAATGGTTGGTGCTAATGAGCAATGAGAATATGACACAACTTAAAGTAATGTATAGGGATGTGTTTAAAGACCATGCTGGAAAAAAGGTTTTAGAGGATTTGGAGTTACGCTGTAACTGGCGTGCTTCAAGTTATGTAGCAGGAGATGCCAACGCTACAGCTTTTGAAGAAGGTAAAAGGGCAGTAATCTTACATATTTATAACATGATGAAAGAGGAAGAAAATGTCAGAACAAGTAGCTGAACAGGTAGACCAACCGACTCAGCCGTCTGTGTTGGAAACTCCAGCAGAGGTAGCTCAAGGTGGTTCTGGTAACAGTTTTATAGAAATGATACCAGAAGAATTAAGAGAACATCCAAGTTTATCACCAATAAAAGATGTTGGTAATTTAGCAAGGAGTTATGTAAACGCACAAAAATTAATTGGTGCAGACAAAATTCCATTGCCAAAAAACCCAACAGATGAGGAATTAGATAACATTTACAATAAGTTAGGCAGACCAGAAACCGCAAGTGGTTATGAATTGCCTGTTGATGGAAATGTTATTACGGAAGAAATAGCCACACAATATGCAGATATTGCACATACATTGCGATTAACTCCGCAACAAGCACAGGGCGTTTTAGATTATTACAAAAGTTCAGTAGCTCAAACACAGGAAGGATTGCAACAGGAAGCAGAGAAGCAAGCAGAGAAGACTGCATTAGAGTTGCAAAAAGAGTGGGGTAATGAGTTTGAATCTAAAGTAACATTAGCAAAAGATGTTGTAGAGCAGTTTGGTAATACAGAATTATTACAAATGAAATTAGAAGATGGAACCTTAATAGGTAATCATCCAGCTTTTATAAAAGCATTTGCTGCTATGGGCGATTTTAAGCAAACTGTAACAAGCGAAGATACAGTTTCAGATAGTACAAAGAATGTAAACTTTACACCAGCTATGGCACAACAGGAAATAGATAGTATTATGAATGACAAACAACATGTTTACTGGAATAGGAAAGACCCTATTGGCAGACAGCGTGCTGTTGAACGCATGCAGGAATTGATGGGATTAGTTCATGGATAAAGGATTAACACCAGAACAAGAGATTCGTTTAGAATGTTTAAGGTTTGCCGTTGAATTTGGAACGCAAAGAGATTTATTGCATCCAGAACGACAAGCTGATATATATTATAAATGGGTAACACAGGGTAGCTTGGAAACAAGTCCTAAAGACAATCGGATAGACGATAGCTTTAAGACAGCTAAAAAGACTAGGAGTGTCCGTTAAAGGGTAGCACGCTGTAAAATTCAAATGTAACTTTATTAAGGGAGACAATTATGTCAACTTCAGTAACTACAGCATTTGTCCAACAGTATTCTGCGAATGTGCAGATGCTATCTCAACAAATGGGAAGCCGTTTGAGAGATGCAGTTCGTGTAGAAAACATTACTGGGAAAAATGCTTTTTTTGACCAAGTTGGTGTTGCAACAGCACAGTTGCGAACCAGCAGACATGCCGACACTCCACAGATAGATACACCCCATGCAAGGCGTAGAGTGAGTCTAGCTGATTACGAGTATGCGGATTTAATAGACGACCAAGACAAAGTAAAAATGTTAATTGACCCAACATCTAGCTATGCTATGGCTGCGGCTTCAGCAATGGGTAGAGCAATGGATGATGTTATCATTACAGCAGCTCTTGGAACTGCCTTTACAGGCGAAACAGGTTCAACTTCAACATCATTTTCATCTGATAATCAGATTGCAAATGGAAGTGCAGATATGTCAGTCGCTAAACTAATACAAGCTAAAAAGTTATTAGATTTAGGAGATGTTGACCCATCTATACCAAGATATATTGCGGTTGGTCCTAATCAGGTTGAAGCATTACTTAATACTACTTCAGTAACAAGTTCTGATTTCAATACAGTAAAAGCTCTAGTTCAGGGTGAAGTAGACACCTTTATGGGCTTTAAATTTATCGTGTCAAACAGATTGTCAAAGTCAGGCAATATTCGTTCATGTTTTGCATGGGCGGAAGATGGTTTAGCTTTAGGAATTGGCAAAGACATTAATGCAAGAATAGATGAGAGAGCCGACAAAGGTTACTCAACTCAAGTTTATTACTGCATGAGTGTAGGTGCTACTCGTATGGAAGAAGCTAAAATTATCCAAATTGACTGTGATGAATCAGCGTAAGGGAGAGTAAAATATGACTACTAAAAACTCCACACTTGTATCTAACTTTGAAGCTAGTCCTCAAGTTGCAAGTGATGCCCACGAGTTACATGGCGTGATGCGTGTTGCTCAAGGCACTATAGCTCTAGCGGCTGGTGATAGCACAGATGATGATATTGTCATGCTTGCACCTATACCAAGTAACGCATCTATAACTGCACTACAAGTTGCAGCAGATGGGTTAGGCGGAAGTTGCACATTCAATGTTGGCTTGTATCAAACAACTGGAACTGTTGTTGATGAGGATTTATATGCTTCATCTGTGGCAGATGGTACAACGGCAGTAGCGGATTTGAGAACCGAAGCAGCTAATATTAATACTATTGGCAATCAACTTTGGCAAGACGCTGGTGCTTCTACCGACCCAGGTGGTTACTACTATGTTGCGGTAACTTTTAATGCAACAGGTGGAACATTAGGTGATATGTCTTTTATCATACACTATGTTGTAAACTAAAATTAGTTAGGAGCAGTTAATTCTGCTCCTTACTTTCAGGAGTTTTAAATGCCATCAGTTGTAGATATTTGTAACGAAGCAATGGATTTATTAGGTGCAGCAACAATTACAGCACTTACAGAAAATTCAAAAGAAGCACGATTATGTAACAGAAGATTTGAAACAGTAAGAGATGCTGTTTTCAGAGCACACACATGGAATGTTTCCATTCAAAGGGCGTCATTAGCATTAGACACAGATACCCCTGCTTTTGGTTTTGCTTATCAGTTTAGTTTGCCAACCGACCCTTATTGTTTGAGGGTTGTTTCTTTTTGGAACTCAAATGTAAACAATGATGTAGCTGCTTATGACAGCAATGTTATGTTTAAGATTGAGGGCAGAAAAGTTTTATCTAACGAGGGAACCTGTAGTATTATATATATTGCTAGGGTAACAGACACAGAGCAGTATGACCCTTTGTTAAGTAGCACAATAGCACATAGGTTAGCGTCAGAAACAGCTTATGCTATTACTGGTAGTAATTCTTTAGCACAATCAATGTATGCTTTATACCAAGCAAGGTTAAGTGAAGCAAGAAGCATGGATGCACTAGAGGGTTATCCAGAACAATTACAGGCGGACACCTACACAAACGCAAGGTTGTAAAGTGGCAAGAGTATCTTCTATAATCACCAATTTTAGAGCAGGTGAAATATCGCCACGACTAGAAGGTAGGGTTGATTTACAGAAATATAACGAAGCCGTCAAAGAATTAGAAAACATGATAGTCTTTCCTCAAGGCGGTATTACGAGGAGACCAGGCACATACTTTTCAGGAACAACTAAAGACAACGGACAAGTTAGATTAATTAATTTTGAGTTTAGTGATACACAGGCGTATGTATTAGAGTTTGGCAATAATTATATAAGAATATATAAGGATGGTGGATTAGTTACAGAAGCAACAACCGCTATTAGTGCAATTACAAATGCAAACCCAGCAGTTGTAACTTCTAACTCTCATGGTTTAAATAATGGTGATAGAGTATTTATAACAAGTGTTGTGGGAATGACACAGGTAAATAATTTAGAATTTACTGTAGCTGGTAAAACAACTAATACATTTCAGTTAAGTGGCGTAGATAGTTCTGGCTATACAGCATATGGTAGCGGAGGAACTACTGGTAAAATAGTAGAGGTTACAACTACCTATACGACAGCACAACTTTCAAATATTAATTATGCACAATCTGCTGATGTTTTATTTCTTTCACATGAAAGCCATGAACCAGCAAAGCTAACAAGAACTAGTCATACATCTTGGACATTGACAGATATAGACTTTACAGATGGACCTTATTTAGATGAAAACATAACAACCACAACATTGTATTCGTCTGCCAACACAGGTTCAGTAACAATTACAGCTTCAGCAAGTTTGTTTGCAAGTACAGATGTAGGAAGGTTAATAAGATTTAGGGAAATAGTTGAAGCAGAACATGATGCTTGGGCAGCAAGCACAAGTTATGCACAAAATGTTTTAGTTAGATTTAATGGTAATGTTTATAAAAAAACTGATACAGGAACCGATACAAGTGGTGCAACACCGCCTGTTCATACTAGTGGCTCAAAAGCGTATGGTGATATAACATGGGAGTTTCAGCACAATGGGTCTGGCTATGTTAAAATAACAGGTTATACAAGTGCTACAGTAGTAACTGCAACATTTAAAAATAGTGCAGGTGTTTTGCCTGCTAGTGTTGTAGGGAGTGGCAATCCAACAACTTTATGGTCATTAGGTAGCTTTAGTGCCACGACTGGTTTTCCTAGAGCAGTAGCTTTTTATGAAGAAAGATTATATTTTGCAAGTACCACAGACCAGCCACAAACTATATTTGGTTCTGTAAGTGCTGATTTTGAAAATCATACACCTGGCACAAATGCAGATGATGCTATTAATGTAACCATAGCTTCCGACCAAGTTAATGTTATTAAACATTTATTACCTGCAAGATTTTTACAATTACTTACAACAAGTGCTGAATTTACTTTATCAGGAGGTTCTGGTTCAGAACCAGTAACACCAACTAATGTTAATGTATTAAGAGAGACAACGTTTGGAACTGGTAATGTTAAGCCATTAAGAGCAGGTAATAGCACAATATTAATACAAAAAGGTGCTGAAAAGGTAAAAGAAATAACTTTTGATTTAGATACAGATGGTTTATTAGGTGTTGATTTGACAGTATTAGCAGACCATTTAGCTAGAGGTGGATTAAGTGATATGGTGTGGCAACAAGAGCCAGAGTTATTATTGTGGTTTGTGCATACAGATGGGCGTTTAATTGGATTAACTTATGACAGAGCTAATGCGACTATAGGTTGGCATGAACATAAAATGGGAGGTAGGTCTGGCACAGCAACTATAACTGTTACAGATTATGCAAACATAGCAACAGGAACAACTATTACTTTTACAAAGTCTGATGGTACAACTGTTACATTTACAAGTGAAGCGGCTGGTTCTAGTAGTCCATCAAGTTCTTTAGGTTTTAGACCAAACACAAACAACGATACAACAGCAGATAATATTTATACAGCTATTAATGCACATGCGGATTTTACTGTAGCTAACCCTGCTTCTAATGTAGTTACAATAGAAGAAACAACGCCTAGTGCTTATGGGTATTTATCTATAACAACATCAGATACAACAAGATTAGCTACTACAAATCAGTCAGCACCAGTAGTAGAAAGCATAACAGCTATACCAAGTGGTGCAGAAGACCAGGTTTATGTGAGTGTTAAACGAACTATTAATGGCACAGAAACCAGAAGTGTTGCTTATATTAAATCTTTATATTTTAATGATTTAGTTGCAGATGCTTTTTTTGTAGATAATGGATTAACTTACGACAGCACAGCTACAACAACAATTACAAGTTTAAATCATTTAGAAGGTGAAACTGTGCAAATTCTAGCTGATGGTTCCGCACATGCAGATAAAACTGTAAGCGGTGGAACAATAACATTAGATAGAAGTGCATCTAAAGTTCATATTGGGTATAGTTATAATTCATTAGTGGAAACATTAAGAATGGAAGCTGGAGCAGAAGATGGCGTTGCACAAGGTAAAATTAAAAGAATACATGGCGTAACAGCACGATTTTTAAATACAGTTGGAGCAGAGTTAGGACCAGACACAGATAATTTAGACAGATTACCTTTTAGAGACAGTAGTATGGCTATGGATGAAGCTGTGCCTTTGTTTACAGGAGACAAAGAAATATCGTTTCCATCAGGTTATGAAAATGATGCAAAAATAGTAATAAGACAAACACAACCATTGCCAATGACTATATTGGCTATAATGAGAAGGTCTAATACATTTGACGCTTAAGTTTAAAAAGTTTGAGAAAGAACATTTAGATATGATAGAAACACAATTTCATTTCCCTGAAAGCTCAAAGTTAGCTATGGTAAAAGAAAGTTGTTTAAGTGCTTATACAGCATTGTTAGAAAGTAAAGTTTTAATGATTGGTGGCGTATATGGATTGTGGCAAAATGTAGGCGAAGCATGGTTTCTTATGTCAAGTATGGCTTACAATAAACCTTTTGCTGTTGCTAAATATTCTAGTCAGTTGTTACAACATGTGATAGAAGAAAATAAACTAACCAGAGTGCAAGCAAGTGTGCATGTAGATGATAAGCAAGCAGTTAGGTATGTAGAATGGTTAGGGTTTGAGAATGAAGGTCTTATGAAAAAGTTTGGTCCAGATGGTTCTGATTATTTTAGATTTGCGAGGGTAATGTAATGGCAACTTACTCAAATGACGCAAACGCATCACAAAGACAAAGCTCAAGTGGTAATAATGTTGCAGTTGCATCTACTGGAATAACAGCAATCATGGGTTTTAAAGCAAGTCAAGCTGCTGCAAAAACAGCAAAACTAACTGCTGAATATGATGCTAAAGTTAAAGAAAACGAAAGAATACTATTAGAAAGACAAGCAAGAGATGAAGAAAAACAATTAAGACAAAACTCTGAACAGCTTATGTCTGCTCAAAGAGTTGCTATAAGTAAATCAGGCACACAACTAGGTGGCAGTAATTTACTTGCATTAAGGGATGCAGCTATGGGAACGGAATTAGATGCTATAGCAATTAGATATGCAAGTAGTATAGAACAACAAAAGAAAACAGCCGAAGCAGCTATGGCAAGAGCTTCAGGCAGAGCAAGAGCTTCACAAATAAAAACACAAGCATACGCAAACTTAATTGAGAGTGGCTCAAGAGCAGCTACTATGATGGGGTAAATTATGAGAATACCAGTATATCAACAAGGCAAAGGTGTAAGAAAACCAACGACACAGTTGGGTTTGAAAGCAGATACACAGGCATTTGTTGGCTCCGCTTTAGAAACAGTAGATTTTTTTAAGAAAGCAGAAAAAGTGCAGTTTGAGTTTCAAATGGCAGAAAAAAAAGCTCAAACAGAAAGAGCTTATAAAGAGTTAAAAACTCAATATAATGATGGTGCTAATGAATTAATAAGAAATAGTAAATCCACTACATCTGCAGATTTTCAAAAAGAATTAAATAAATTTAATGATGGCTTTAAAAAAAATTATGCAAAATATAATTTAACTCCTAATCAAACTAGAGACATTGAAACAAATCTTCTTGTTTTTAAAGATAGTAAATTGCAAGTTGGCAAGCAAAGCTCATTTAACAGGGGTAGAGAGCAAGGTTCAATAAGGTCAAATGAATTAATTAACGGCTTTATTGGGGAGATAAGAACTTTAGCTCCTGGCAATCCATTAAGAGAAAAGTTAATAAGGGATATGGAGTTAGAATATGCAAGAGCTTATGATAGTGGTGAGACAGCATTTTTAGATTACAAAAATTTAGATGCTGCAAAACAAGAAATTAAGTTAAGTGATTACGCATATAAAGCTGAAACAATTAATTCTGTGGAATCTCTTGCAAAAGCAAACAAACAATTAAATGAAGATTTAACACTTACTACTAGTCAAAGAATGGACATATCTAATGCTTATGAAAGTAAGTATAACGATAACATAGACAAAAATACTGATGGTATATTAACAAGTCTAATGGAAAATCAATTTACAGCAGATACATTAGAAAATGTAAAAAAACAAGTTTCTAATCCAAAAACAAATATCATAAAAGTTGGTAAGCAAAGTTACAATATAAGTGGTTACGACAAAGACAACAGAATAAAATTATTAAGTGAAATCAATGGTTTGCAATCAAATAATCAAACAGCAGAAACAAAAGACAATGTAAAGGCATTAAGTAAGTTTATAAATAATACTACAAGTCTTTTAAAACTAAAAAACGAAGAAAAACTGATAGAAACCAAATCTGGTAAATACGCAGGCATTACAGAGCAAACAAAGTTTACACTTCTTAAGAAATTACAAAGCGAAATTAGGGAAGCACAAAGAAACGCACAGATAATTGTGAAAAGTAACACAGAACAAATAAAGCAATCTGTTTTAATAAATAACGAAATTACAGAACCCACAAAGAAAAAAATTAAAGAAACAAAAAATTATCTTGGTTTAGTTGATGAAACTGGAACAGCTAGTAAACAATTTGATTCTGTCTTAAGGTCTTTAAATGATTCTTTAGTTATGTATGAAGAATTAAAGTATTCTACAAACGCAGATTTTAACAAAAAAATAGCAGATTTAAATTTGCAAATATCCAATTCTAAAGGTGATATGGAAAAACAACTATCTTTGAATGAAACCAAAGAAAGTTTGCAAAAATTACAAATAGCAAGAACGAAACAAATTAATAATGATGCTTATGGTTTTTTTGAAAATCTACTACAAAAAGATGGAAATGTAGACATTACAAGAAGTCAGGTTTTGGCAAAACAACGCAGAGCAGGAGTTAGCACACTTGACTTAAAGTTTTTTACATCAGCACAAGAAACTAAATTTTTAAGTGATTTTAAACTACAAGTAGGAGCACAAGAAAAAGCAACTATGTTTCAAGAGTTTGTAAAAGATTTATCGTTTGAAGAAAGACTTTTGTTTATTAATAATTTGCGTGTTAATAACAAAATACAACTGTCAGACGAAATAATAGTAAATAGCTTGGATGCTAGTGGCAATATAAATTTAGGAGTTATTGATTTAGGTGTAGCAAATAATCCTGAAATAATAGAACAAGCTAAAAAAATAAACAAAAAGTCAAGAGAGTTAATAGATAAAGAGGTAACTAACCAATTTAAAAATTATGCGTTTAGCGTTCATGGTCAAGTAACTACTGATTACGAGTTTGCACCTGGTGCCGCCAAAGACAGTAGAGTTATTCATACACAACAAATGGAAAACGAGGTTACAAAATTAGCAAATCATTATCACATGCTTGGAGCATCAGAGACCCAAGCAGCAACAAAAGCGGCAAACACTTTAGTAAATAGATTGTATGAATTTGAAACTATAAATGATGGAATAATAAGAATACCTAAAGAAGTTTTAATACAACAACAAACTTCACTTTCTTCTCCCAGTAACGATTTTAGAAAGGTTTTACAGACTTTTTTAAAAGACGATACGCAATTTTATATAGACAATGTGAGTAGCATAGCAGGTGATACCTCTAACCAATACGCAAAGGAAGTTGTCAAAGATGGATATTGGATGACTTCAAGTAATAATGAATCAGTATTTTTACTAGATAAAACAGGCAATCCAGTTATGTTTGAATCGGAAGATGAGCAAGGTTTGCTTACATTAAGACCTGTAAAGTTAAAATTTAGCGACATTGCAGAAACCATCCCTATTTTTTCAGAAGGTGGTCTTATTGCTGATAAAGAAAAAAAAATACGGACAATACTAAAGGAAAAATATTTTAATGACTAATGTTTATATTCCTGAAGTTCAATACAACCCTAGAAGGCACGCAGAGTATTTTAATACTACAAAAGTAGGAACTTTAGATGTATTAGGTGCTACATTACAAGAAACATTATATTACAACCCTACAAACGCATTAGATAGATTTTTAGATATGCAATTTAGGCGTGGCACTCAAGGGAATATAATGACACCTGATGAGTATAAAGATAGCGTGTATTATAGAGATGGACTGACGGCTCCTGAAAACGGAATTAAAGAAGGTTATGCACAATTATTAGCAGAAAACTATGATAAAAGAGCTGCTATAAAACAAACTTTGTCCAGAAGTAAAGGCGGTTTTGGGTTAAGTGCGGCACAATTTGGAACTATGTTGGCTGGTTCTGTTTTAGACCCACTAAATGTAGCAAGTGCTTTTATACCAGTATTCCCAGCCGCAAGATACGCACATTTAGTAACTAGATTTGGCAAAACAAGAGCAAGAGCAATTAGAGGTGTTGTTGAAGGTTCTGTAGGTGCAACTGTTGTAGAGCCGATAGTAGTCGGTCAAGCGTATTTAGAACAAGATGCAGATTATAACTTAATGGATAGTTTTTTAAATGTTACATTTGGGGGTTTATTAGGTGGTGGGTTGCATGTTGGCTTTGGAAAAATAGCTGATATTATAGAACGAAGAAGTCCTGCTGCAAAGGATAGAGCATTAAAAACAGCTATAACACAAAGTTTAAATGACCAGCCAGTTGAGGTAGCTGGTATGATAAATTCTGATATACAAAAAAATTCTAATAAAAATCTAAAAACACAAAGAGACAATGTAAAGTTTCTTGATAAAGCGGCAAAAGTTGAAGCTCAAAAAGTAAAGCCAAAGACTATAGACCAAGTAACTAGAACTGGTAAAACTAAATTACCTCCAATGTTAAATGTTAAAAAACCTCAAACACTTAAAGATTTTATTAAAAAAAATGGTGGCATAAATTCTAAAGACCCATTAGTAGCGGATATTAAAACTATAATGGACAAATCAACATTTACATTGTTAAAAAAAGACGGCATGGATATTGATTACATGGCTACACTTGTTCAAGAAGCTGGTTTTTTTCATAATAAATTTGATACAGATTACGGCATTGACGGAGTTACGCCCAGAGATTTGTTAGATTTGCTTGATGCGGAACAAAAAGGGGAGCTTGTTTTTAGTAGAAACGAAATGGAATTAGCAGACCAATATACATTTGCACAACAAAAACAAGAAGAATTAGACCAATTAGGAATTGATTATACAAAAAGAACAGACGAAGAAGTTGCAGAAATAGAATCTATTTTACAAAACGCTGCTTCAGATGAAAATGTTAGATTCCAGTCAGAAAATATGGAAAGTTTTGATGTTACATCAAGAACTGTAGATGACAGCATAGACGAAGCAAACATGAAAATCCAAGAAGAAAGATATAATATAGGCAATTTAGAAGAATACGAAGCACAAGTTAGAGAAAATGCAGGTATAGACGATACTTTTGACATTAATGTTAGAGAATTAGAATTAGACAAAGAAATAGAATCATTAACATTAGAAAATGAGCAAACACCAGCAGAGTTTCAATCAACAGAAATGAATAGTCTTATAAAAGAAGCAGACGAATTGGTTGTAAGGGCAGAACAAACTTATGATACAGCAACAGAAGTTGCCAAAACATGTTTATTTAGGAACGCAAAATGAGTATAAAAGTATGTTCAGCAGAAGTTATAGCTGCTGTAAAAAAGAAAAAAGGAGCAGACATATCTTTAGAAGAAGCAGAAACTATTGTAGAGACTTTAAATGATTGGTTAAAAAAACACAAAGGTTCTGTTGGCGAAGATACTATTGCCAAACTTGCTTTACGAGCAAAAGAATTGGCAATTAATTCTAAAATTGCTGCAAAAATTGAAAAAAGAAACGCTTTAATAAATGGTAGAATTTACTCAAAAATAGCAACAAAATTAAGAGAAAACCCTAAAAATCCACAAGCGGTATTGGCTGGTATGTTAGTTGGAGATGCTAAAAATAGATTAAGTAGTGTTGATGCTATGGGTCATGCAATTATGGTAGATTATGCTGGTAATTTAGCTGTTTCTTTGCAAAAGCAAAATTTAGTAAAAATATTTACTAGCGGTGCGATTGATGAAAAAATATATACAGAGTTGTTTGATGGCTTGGGTTCTTCTGGTGATGCCAACGCAAAAAGCATAGCAATGATAATTAGAAAACAACAAAAAAGCATATTAGACAGGAAAAACAGAGCTGGTGCAAACATAGGTGAAATTGAAAATTATGTAATTAGACAGATGCACGATAGTTTGCTTATGATTGGAAACATAAAAAACATAAAACAATCAAAAGCAGAATGGATTACTTTTACAGAAGGTTTACTTGATATTGAAAAAAGCACAATAAACAAGCCAGTTAATGAAGATGTAAGCACCTATCTTGGAAATATTTATGACAATTTAGTATCAGGTAATCATACAAAAACAACTAATTTAGATACTATAGAAGGATTAAATTATTTTAAAACAGGTTTTAAAGGCCAAAAAAATCTAGCAAAATCTTTAAGTGGTGCAAGAGTGCTTCACTTTAGAGATGGTGCTTCATCTTTTAAATACGCAAAAAAATACAGTAGAATGACATTAGCTGAAGGTGTGTTAAGTGGTTTTACACATGATGCACAAAGTATAGCATTGTTAGAAACTTTTGGCACAAACCCAAAAAATATGTTTGAAAAAGTATTAGATGATGTAAGAAATACTAAAGACCCAGTTATATTGCAAAAATTCAACGAAGGTCTTTTAAAAAATTATTTTGCAGAGTTGGATGGCACAACAAGACAAAAAGGGATAGCTAAAAACTTTTTAGGTTTTGATGTTAGTTTTGCAGGGATTGCTGCTGGTGTTAGAATGATACAAAACATGGCAAAGTTAGGTTTTGCAACAATTAGTTCATTTTCAGATATATCTACTAAAGCAGCTTACATAAACGCAAATACAGAAAGAGGTGTGTTTGCTTCTTATGGCAGAGCTTTTATGGATGTATTAGAGGGATTTCAAGGAGCCGAAAGAAAAGAATTGGGTTATTTATTGTTAGTTGGTGTAGAAAATTTTTTAAATGATGTGCATGCAAGGTTTGGTGCTAACGATAGTGGACCAGGAAAAATGGCTAAAGCACATAATCTTTATTTTAGATTAAATGGTATGCAATGGTGGAACAATGCACAAAAAACTGGTTTAGCAAGAATGTTAGCTGCTGATTTAGCTAATTATTCTAGTAAAAGTTTTGATAAAATACCAGAAGAAACGCAAAGATTGTTAAAATTGTATGATGTAACAGAAAGAGAATGGAGTTTATTTAAAAATATAACTGGCAAAGCAGCAGATAATAGAAACTATGTAATACCTGGAATGGTAGATAATTTAACAAATGATTTAATAGACCCTATTATTAGGGATGCAGAAGGCAAATTAGACATAACTGATAAAATGAGACAAAAATTTAAAGATGATTTAAGAACAAAAGTTGCTATGTATTATGCAGATTCAGCAGATGCAGCAATACCTACGCCTGGTGCTAGAGAAAGAGCATTTATGAATGTAGGCACAAAGAGAGGAACAGTTTTAGGTGAAGCATTAAGAGCTATTATGCAATTAAAAGGTTTCCCAATTACTTATGTAACAAAAGGTTTAGCTAGACAAAAAGCATCAGCAGGTATGTATGGCGTTACAAAAATGATGGTTGGGTCTACAGTTATGGGTTATTTGTCTATTACATTAAAAGACATATTAAAAGGTAAAGAACCAAGAGATGTTTTTCTTGGTGATGGAGATTTTAATACAAAATTGTTACAACAAGCATTTTTACAAGGTGGTGGTGCAGGCATTTATGGAGATTTTTTATTTAATGAATACAACAGATATGGGCGTAGTTTTATGGAAACATTAGGAGGACCTAACGCTGCAGCAATAAACGACATAGCTGTTATGATGTCTCAAGCCGTTAGAGGTGATGTACCTACACAAAGAGCTTTAAGGTTTGCAATACAAAACACACCATATTTAAATTTATTTTATACAAAGTTAGCTTTAGATTATTTGTTTATAAATGATTTACAAGAATTAGCTAAACCTGGTTTTTTAAGAGATATGCAGTATAAATTGCAAAAAGATTTTGAACAAGAGTATTATATTCCACCAAGTCAAACCAGTAGGATTGTTAGATAAATGTTGTCTAAAAGAACAAAAGAATGTATAAACAAAAAATGAGGTAGCCATGACAGTAAGTAGCACAACCACAAGGAACAGTTATTCAGGAAATGCAAGCACAACTGTTTTTGCTTATGGATTTAAAATATTTGATGATGATGATATAACTGTAATTATAAGAACAGACTCTACTGGAGCAGAGGTTACTAAAACAAAAACAACACATTACACAGTATCTAATGTAGGAAATGCAAGCGGAGGTAATGTTACATTTACAACTGGAAACACACCTGCAAGTGGCGAAACAGTTGTATTATTAAGGTCAACCGCAAGAACTCAACTTACTGATTATGTTGCTAATGACCCATTCCCAGCAGCTACACACGAAGATGCTTTAGATAAATTAACTTTTATATCACAGGAAATTGAAGAAGAATTAGCAAGGTCTATTAAAGTATCTAAAACAAACACAATATCTTCATCAGAATTCACAACTTCAGCCACCGCAAGAGCAAACAAATTATTAAGCTTTGATGGTGATGGAGATTTAACTGTTACAGAAGGTAAAGTAGATACTGTAACAGCATCCGTTTCAGCCGTATCTGCTGGTGGCACTCCAACGGCTTCTGCAACATACACAGCATCATCTGGTGCTCTTGCTTTAGCATTTGGTTTAGTAACAGGAAATACTGGTGCAACAGGTAATTCTGCTGGGTTACAGATGACATTTAATAACAGCACATCAGACGCAGACCCAGGTGCAGGAAAACTAGCATTAAATCATGGCACATTAGGTTCTGTTTCAGTTATGTTTTTTGATGATGCAGACGACAATGGTGCTGATATTTCAACATTTGTGCAAACTTTTGATGATATAAGCAATGCAACAGCAAGAGGAACAATACATATAGAAAAAGAAGGCACCGCTTCAACATTTGCTTTGTATAAGGTTACTGGTGCAATTACAGATGCTTCTGGTTATACAAAGGTTCCTGTTTCGCATTTAGCATCTAATGGAACTTTTAGTAACACAGATGGAATAAGAGTAGATTTTTCATATTCTGGTGCAGATGGTGCTGGTAGTTTAACAAATGTTGTTGATGACACTACGCCACAATTAGGTGGCAATCTTGATATGAATGGTCAGGATATAGTAACTACATCTAATGCAGATTTAGAATTAGCACCTAATGGTACTGGTCATGTTACTGTAAAAGGTAATGACAATTCTGGTTCTATACAATTTAATTGTGAAAGCAATACTCATGGTCAAATAGTTAAAGCACAACCTCATAGTGCAGGTGTTACAAATGAATTAACTTTACCTGCAGGAAGTAATCAAGAACTTGTAGGTGCATCTGCAACTCAAACTTTAACAAATAAAACAATTGGTGTTGCACAATTATCAGGTCAAGTAGCAATATCAAAAGGTGGAACTGGTGCTACAACTTTAGCAGGTGCAAATATTGTTACAACTAATGCACAAAATACCTTTACAAAGGCACAATTACCTAGCACATATACTGCTGCTTTATCAGCAACAAGTGGTGTGCTTGACTATGACACATATCAAAACTTTATTATTACATTAGCTAGTGGTTCAAATACTTTAGCAGCAGCTACTACTGAAGCATCACAAGTAGGTCAAACTGGTTTTATAATATTTATTCAACCAAGCAGTAGTAGTGCAGGAACAGTTAGTTTACATGGTGACTATGAAACTGCTGAATCAGCAGGTCTTACATTATCTTCAGCCAACAATGACTATGATGTTGTAGGTTATGTTATCAAAGCAGACAATTCAATTTTACTTATGCCTGCACAACTTAACTTTGGATAACTAAATGTTTAGTTCAGAAATATTATTTGCAAAATCAAGTAGTAGCTTTTTTAATGGTGCAGTTACTCAATCATTAAGATTTGAACAAGGGGATAGTCCTGATTTGGCTTTGTCAGGTTTATCTAGTGGTTCTAATACTACAGGAACAATTAGTTTTTGGTGTAAACGAGGTGATTTAAGTGATGATATGAGAGTATGGTCAAACTATGGTGGTAGTGGTACAGATAGAAATCAAATAGGATTTTTATCTGGAAATACTCTTACAGTTCAAATTGGCGACACAGTAATGAGAACAACAACCAGAGTATTTCGAGATACTGGAGCTTGGTATCATATAGTGGTTGCATTTGATTCTACACAAGGGACAGCAGATAATAGAATTAAAGTGTATGTTAATGGTGTTCAAGAAACAGCTTTTGGTACATCTGCCAATCCTAGTGAAGATGCAGAAATATTTATAAACAATGATAAAATTTATTGGGGAAGAAGAGAAACCTCAAGTTTATATTTTGATGGTTATTTAGCAGAGTGTATTCAAATTGATGGTTCACAACTAACACCATCTAGTTTTGGAGAAACAAAAAATGGTGTTTGGATTCCTACAGATACAAGTGGATTAACATTTGGCACAAATGGTTATAGACTACAATTTAAACAAACTGGAACTGGTACTGCATCAACATCAACAATAGGTGCAGATACAAGTGGAAATGCAAAACATTTTACATCTACTAATTTATCTGCACATGATTCAAATATGCCAGACAGTCCAGAGAATAATATGGCAATATTAAATCCTTTACATATAATGGGTTCGCCAACACTTTCAGAAGGCAATTTAAAACTTACTGGTGCTGGAACAGATTATGACAGAAGTTATGCAACAATAGGGTTAACTACTGGTAAATGGTATGCAGAATTTTATTTTGTATCTGGAGATGACAGAGGAATTTTTGGTGTAGTTCGTGAAGATTCATTAGGACTTGCATCAAGTAGTAATTATATTGGTTCTCAAGCAAATGATTATGGAATGGATTTTAGAGCTAGAGCAAAGAACAATGGCTCAAATACTTTTGACGTAACAAATTTTGATACTGGAGATATAGGTTTACTTTGTTTTGATATAGATAATGGTAAATTATGGTTTGGTCGTAGAGATGTAAGTGGTTCTACTACAATTTGGTATGACTCAAGTGGTAATAACAATGGCGACCCATCTGCTGGTTCAAACCCTACATATACATTTACTGCTACTGGTTATACTTGGTATATAGGTTGCCATGATTATAATGGAACAACTATTATTGCAAACTTCGGTCAAGACGGAAGTTTTGCAGGTGCTATTACCTCTCAAGGTGCATCTGATTCCAATAGTATTGGAGACTTTAATTATATAGAAAGTGGCTTTCTAGCATTATGTTCATCTAATTTATCTGAACTAACCATAAGCCCTAATGCTGATGACCAAGCCGATGATTTTTTTGACATTGTTTTATACACGGGGAATGATAGTACTAACAATATTACTTTTAATATGAGTCCAGATATGGTTTGGGTAGCTATGCGAGGTACAACGGGTGGTGGTTATGGGAAAACTTTTTGGGACACATCTAGAGGAGATGATAAATATTTATATTCATCTGCGAATAATGTTGAAGCTACTGGCACAGATTATCTTGGTTTTCAAACTAATGGTTTTCAAATTGATGTATCGTGGGATGGACTAAATCATAGTGGTGAAAATTATGTTACATGGGGATGGCGTGCAAATGGTGGGAATACGACTACGAATGATGCAAGTGCTACTGGGGTTGGTACAATAGATAGTGTTTATCAAGCAAATACAACTTCGGGATTTTCAATCGTTACTTGGACGGGTACGGCAAGTGCAGGGACAATAGCTCATGGTTTAGGGAAGAAACCTGCTTGTATATGGGTTAAAAATAGGACAACAAATCATGGGTGGACAGTTTTTCATCATAAATTTACTGCAACAGACCCAGAAACAGATTATATGTATTTGAATGACACTATGGCAAAAGATGATTCTTCTGCCATATGGAATTATACTGCACCAACGTCAACTGTATTTTCTGTAGGTAGTCATGTAACTACAAACGAAAGTAGTGCAAATCAAATAGGGTATATTTGGGCAGAAATTGATGGGTTCTCAAAATTTGGAAGCTATGAAGGTGTGGCTAGTACAGATGGGGCTTACGTTCATTTAGGGTTTAAACCGAGACTTTTAATTTGTAAAAATATTGACAGTGCTGGTTCATGGATTATGTTTGATAGCGATAGACACCCAGGTAACATAATAGATATACACACAATGGCAAATACTACTGCAGGAGAAGGTACTGATGACGATATAGATTTTTTATCTAACGGGTTCAAAGCCAGAAGGTCGTCAACAAGTTTCAATTCAGCACATACATTCATATATATGGCATGGGCAGAAATGCCTTTTAAATATGCCAATGCTTTTTAATAGGAGAAAATAATGGTATGGAAACATGACGGAAATGTAATCAATGTCGGTAGTTCATGGACAGATAAGAATGGATTTAAACATCCTTATAATTGGGCAACAGCTTGGACTGACCAGAACAAAAAAGACTGGAGTGTAACCTGGACAGACGATGTTGATACTTCTTTTGATAATAGATTTTATTGGAGTAAAGATGTTGAAAGAAAGTTAGCTGATGAAGATGCTACTGATTCAGATGGTAATAAAGTTAAAGATGCAGATGGAAATGTTATTGTAAATCAAGGACTTAAAACACAATGGATTAAAATAACAAAACAAAGGGCAAACGATTTATTATCTAAATCTGATTGGGAGGTAACTCGCAAAGCAGAAAAAGGTACAGCTATCGCATCAGCAACAACTACCTTTAGAGATAAAGTAAGAACTGCTTGTGATACAATAGAAAAATCTATTACAGATTGCAAAACACTAGCAGATTTCAAAAAACTTTTTGATACACCAGTAGATAAAGACGGAAAACCTACTGGCAATGCAGCTATACATGACTTCCCAGAGGAGAGCTAATGACTAGATTAAAAATACAAGAAATAAATGTAACTCTTGAAAGGCACATAGCTGTGTCTAACATGAAGTTTACAGAAATAATGCAAAGAGTAGCCAGAATAGAAAGAATACTGATTGCAACTTCTGGAACTGCTATAGTGATGTTGGTTGGTTTATTAGTTAGATAAATGAAAGAATACTTAAATGGACCCATTAACAATTACAGCAGCAGTAGGAATTGCCACTAAAGCATTTGATACAATTAAAGCTGGGTTCCAGTTAGGTCGTGATTTAGAAAGTATGACTGGCGACATTGGGCGTTGGATGGGTGCTGTATCAGATGTTGATAATGCAGAAAAACAAGCTAAAAATCCTCCATTATTTAAGAAACTTTTGTATGCAAGTTCAATAGAGCAACAAGCATTAGAAGCATACGCTGCAAAAAAGAAACTTCAACAACAAAGACAAGAACTTAAAACATTTTTAAATTTTACATTTGGTCCAAATTCATACAATGAATTATTAGCTATGGAAGGGAAAATAAGAAAAGACAGGCAAAAAATGATATATGAAAGACAACAATTAAAGGAACAAATTATTAGTGTGGTAGGTATAATTATACTTTGCACAACAATTATTGGTTTTATTATATTTGTTTTACTAATGTTAAAAAATAAATATGGGTGGTAGTTATGTTATTGCATTTTTACTTATGTTATATCCAACCACACTTAATTCTGGCGGAAAAGAATACAAATACAAAGGTCAACCAAAGTGGTCGTGGCAACAAAAACAATACAGGAAAAACAAAAAAGTGTATGTAACTTGTAGATTAAAACATCAAAAAACATATAAAGGCAAGTTAGCTTGCATATATCAAGGAGCAAATAAAACTTATGAACTGGAGTTTACAGATACTTTTATTGGGTGTCCTCGTCAGTACAAGTGCTTGCACAATCCAAATTCAAAAGAACCAACTATTGATGATGTTTTAGATAGTTTAAGACAGAGTGTAAAATGAAACCTGCTTTTCTTTTAATGTGTTATTTAGCTGGTGCTCCAGCAGGGCAAACTCATTTTGCCAATGTGAACAACTGTGATTATTTTAAAAATTTTCTTGATAATCAAACAATTAAAATTGGTGAAGATGAAAAAAACTATGATTGTTTTTGCAAATTAGTTACTGTAAATGAATCTATGAGGTTGTATTGATGACAGATGATAAGAAAAAACCTATTGATTTAAAGATAGGAGAAAATAGTTTTGAACTTATACTACGAATACTTGGCAATGAATTTGTGGCTATACGGATAGGTTCAACAAACTTTTCTGGTAAACTTATAGCAGGTGGCGTGTTGTTATTGTTTCTTACTTTTATGTTACTTGAGGTTTTTGGATTGAATGAGATTTTAAGATGAATGTAGATACATTTTTGAAATGGAAAATTTTGCCACGCTTTATGATGTTAGCAAGTACGATAATGTCTTGGAGATGTGCTGAATGGTTTATGAATTTAACAGACCCAACTGCAAGCCAATCAGCTTTTGTTTCAGTTGTTATGGGAGTGATGACTGGAGTATTTGGAATATGGATGGGTCATGAACACAAGGGAGATAATAATGCTAACAGCACTAATAGGTCCAGTAAGTAAACTTGTTGGTAAGTTTATTGAGGACAAAGATGTCAAAAACAAATTGGCACATGACCTGGCTACTATGGCAGAGAAACATGCACAGGAATTAGCTAAAGGTCAAATTGAAATTAACAAAGCAGAAGCACAACATAAGTCTATATTTGTTGCTGGGTGGAGACCTTTTATTGGTTGGACTTGTGGTATTGCTTTATGTTGGCACTTTGTCCTTGCACCAGTAACTATATTTGTTTGTGCTTATCTTAAAATAAATATACCAGAATTGCCTACCTTTGACATGGGAAGTTTAATGACTGTACTTATGGGCATGCTTGGATTGGGCGGACTCCGTAGTTTTGAAAAGTATAAAGGATTAACAAAATGAAGAAAAAAATAAAAAAAGTTATTAAAGGTTTAAACAAAGCTAGTAAATCACACGCAAAACAAGCTAAAACATTAAAAAGTGTTTTAAAAAAGGTTAAAAAGAAATGATTAGTTTTTATTTGAATTTATCAAAATTTTTTAATAAAATAGGTAATTATTTTTATATGAAACATTGTGAGTTGTTAGGCGTTGGAAAAAGAAAAAGATAAAATGTGCCCATTGTGTATTGCTTACACATTGCAAAAGCAACCAGACGGCACTTATATATGTTTTAAATGCAGAGGTGTTATAGAATACGAAACTGAAGGAGATGCAAATGAAAAAGAAAAAGGGATTATACGCTAATATTCATGCTAAAAGAAAAAGAATAAAAGCAGGAAGCAAAGAAAAGATGCGGAAACCTGGTAGTAAAGGTGCTCCAACAGCTAAAGCATTTAAACAATCAGCTAAAACTGCAAAGAAAAGAAAATGAATACAGTAGTATTAAGAGAAGAAATAATAGCTGACGAAGGTGTAAAATATGAAATATATTTAGACCACCTTTCCCTACCAACTTGTGGAGTGGGACATTTAATTAAAGATTCTGACCCTGAATACGAATTAGAAGTTGGGACAGAAATAGGTGAAGAAAGAGTAAACGAACTATTTGAAGAAGATATTAATGTAACTATTGATGAGTGCAAAAAGTTGTATTATGACTTTGATGAATTACCGCAGGAAGCTCAACACATAATAGCTAATATGATGTTTAACATGGGTAGACCAAGACTATCTCGTTTTCACAAAATGAAAAGAGCAGTAGACAATCGTGAATGGGAAGAAGCTGCTAATCAAATGAAAGATAGCAAATGGTATAAACAAGTTACTAATCGTGCAGAAAGATTATGTGAAAGAATGAGGAATGTAAGTAGTGGCTAGAACTCCAGCATGGCAAAGAAAAGAAGGCAAGAATCCCAAAGGCGGACTGAATGCCAAAGGTCGTGCTAGTTATAAAGGTGGTAAATTAAAAGCTCCTGTTAAAAAGGGAGATAATCCAAGACGAGCAAGTTTTCTCGCTAGAATGGGAGGTATGCGTGGACCTGAAAAAAAGAATGGGAAACCTACAAGATTACTTTTGTCGCTTCGTGCATGGGGTGCAAGTAGTAAAGCAGATGCTAAAAGAAAAGCTAAAGCAATTTCTAACCGCAATAAAAATAAGAAAGGATAAAGCTATGCCAATGGGTAAAGGAACATACGGAAGTAAAAAAGGCAGACCACCAAAGAAAAAAGGTAATGGTTTAACTGCAAAGCAAAAGACATTGCCTAGTGCTTTGCAAAAAAAGATAATGAAATCAAAGAAAAAAAAGAAGTCTTAAAAAGGAATTTCATCCTCATCTAATTTCTTTTCTTCTTCTTTCTTTTGCTCAACTTGATTAGATTCCATGACTTCAGCTATGGATTTCATACCTGGTTGCGATACTGCTCCAGATATAGAATCCATCTCGCCTTCGTATGTGTTTATTACTTCAGATAAAGAAAAATCAAGTCCACCTTTATCATTTTTAAATAAACTTGCTGAATACCTTTTGCCCTCTTTTAAAACAATATCTGCTTTTTCTCCTCCCACCATAGGAACCCAATTACTGTTGCTATGTGTTCTGTTAGATATAATCCTGTCGTTTTCAAATAACTTACAGGTAAATACTTTCTTATATTGATTAGCCATTTTATCTCCTTATTTGTGATTTTAATTGATTTTCAGCATCCGTAAATAATTTAAATATTTTTTGTTGAATTTCTTTTGGTAGATTCATTATTACACCTTCATAATCTTTTTGAAATCTCTCTTGTAATAACCTTAACTGGCCTGCTTCTTTGTTATCTACAAACCTAGCTTGCTTTATACGATTAATTATTTTTTCGTAATCCTCAACCGCATCTTTTGGTTGAGATGGTGGAGTTGTTTTATCTGGGGTTTGCTCCACCACCTCATTCTTTACCTCTTTTTGAGGTGTCTCTTTAATGACATCAGTTTTGCGAACAACTGCATCCATCTCATTTGCACTTGCATACTCACCACCAGCAAGTCCAAGACTAGCTAATGCTCTACCAATAGCAGATGTTTCAGCATTTTCCAATGCAGATGTTGTGTTGACAAGACCTTGCCCTCGTATTTCTTCAGCCATACCAGCACCAACTATACGACTATCTTTGTCTGTTATAATTGCTTTTACTACAACTTTTTGTCCATCATTTACAAGTATAGATGTATCAACACCAAACTCTGTGCCATGTTGCTTTCTAAACGCTTCCATTCTGTGAACAACCTGTGTATAAAGTTTACCACCTTTTTGTCTTACACCATGCGATTTGTGCAGTTCTGCTACTGCATCCATAGTTTTGTTTAAATTAGTCATTGCTTTCTCCTGTCAACTTTTCTAACAAAATGTTACAATGATTTAAACTCTCCAAAAGAGTTTGCTTTTCTTTCTGAATAGACTTTAATTCTTCTTTTATCTTGTCTAACTTTATTTGCAATAGGTCTAACCTCTGCTCTCTTTCATTATAATCCATTTTATACCCCTAACATCCCTTGTAATTTTTCTTCTTCTGTTAAATCCTCTAAATCGTAATATCTTTTAGACATCATATAACGCTGACTACGACCAGAGTCTCCTTTTTTGGTGGTATCACACCTAACAATTAAGTTCTTCTCCTCTAGTGCCTTAAAACGAGCAGTAATGGATGAATATCTAAATTGAGGTAGCTTTTTTAATACATCATCCTGTATGCACCCAGATTGTCCGTAACTATCTATGACTTCATAGACAATTCTCTCCATTTTTGACACATCAATACTTTCAACTGCTTCAATGCTAGTTGTATCAGTATCATTTCTGTAAAGTTTATATAGTTCTGTCATTTAATACTCCCAAAGTTGTTTTGCGATTTGAACAAACTCTGGTCCGTGCATCCTGGCTATCTCATTCATGTCTGGTTGAATAAGACTACATAAAGTTTTCCACGAACCATTGCTTGCTTTAAGTAAATTCTGAGTAACTTCCCAAGATTTTACCATTTCATTATAAGCTATTTGAAGATTATCTTCTTGTAATAACTCACAATTCGTTTCATCTATGATGTTATAATCTGATGCAGTAACAGAAAGTAAAGCTGGTTTTTGTCCTGTTGCTTTCCAATAGACTGCCTGTTGCTTAACCCAATTATCTGATGGTTCTGTCTTTGGTTTAGGAACTCTCCAAGTTCTTGTGCCATCTTTCTTTGGTGGGTTTCGTAATGGTAAATGACATTTTAAGTCTATCTGCTTACCACCACCTGAATAATCCTGATATAATAATATAGGAACATCTATTCTTGGCTCTTTGTATTCTTTGCCATACTCTCCATCAATAGTGTTGACATTCTGGAAATATTCATTCAATCCCTCAACGGCTACCTTTATCATATCTGGTATGTATTCTTGGAAAGTTTCTAACTCCTCCTTGTCTTTGCCGTCATCAAAGGTGCGAGGGTTGTATAGTTGATAATCTGTCAATGCATGTCTTATTGCTTCATTTATCTCAACACCCTCTTGTTGTCCTTGTATTGGACTAAAATCTATTAAACCTTTGTGGTGGTCTACGCCTAATTGAACTATTCTACCAGACATCATTCGTGTTGCATCTGGAAAAGAAACTTTAAGCTGTGAACGGCAATATAACTTCAATGCCATTTGGTCTTTAGGCATATTACCATTACTTGCTGATTCGTGGTAACTGCCTAACTTTTCTCTGTATTGTGGTAATGTCATTCAAACCCCTTTCATAACATCTTATAAATATAAGTAGTTTATACTTGCTTTATTGTCAACTATATATTAATAATAATTTATGTATTTAAAAGATTACTTAAAACAAAAAGGTATTTCTCAATATAAGTTTGCTAAATTATGCGACTTAAAGAGAAGCACTATTTGTCGGATATTAAAATGTGACAGGTTTCCCAGACCAGATTCTTTAAATAAGATAGAGATGGCAACACAAGGACAGGTAAAGGCAAATGACTTTATGAAAGAGCATCAGGAGAAGATGGTAGGAAGATGATATGGTTATGCGTTTACTTGATTTGTTTAGTGGAATTGGTGGGTTTAGTTACGCAGCAGAAAAACTTGTTGGTGGATATAAAACAATTGCTTTCTGTGAACAGAATGAATTCTGTCAGCAGGTACTTCGCAAACATTGGAAAGATGTACCGATATATGATGATGTTAGGACAATAAATGCAACTGGACTTGGAAGAATTGATATCGTTGCAGGAGGATTTCCCTGCCAACCAGTTAGCCAAGCAGGACTACAAAAAGCAACAGAAGATGATCGGTGGCTCTGGGATGAAATGTTTAGAATTATTAAGGATTGCAAAGCGAAATGGGTCATTGCAGAAAATGTTGTCGGTCTTATTAATATCAACGAAGGGGTTTTATTCGAACAAGTGCAAACTGATTTGGAAAACGAAGGTTACTCCGTTCAATCGGTTGTTATTCCAGCTGCAAGTAAAAATGCCCCACACATACGACACAGAGTATTCATTACTGGCAACTCCGAACACAATGGATCACTTGCCACCAAGATCAGAGGAAGCAACGAAGAAGTTGCAGGAAGGACACAGAAAGGGCAGGAAACGACCAGGCAATTTGAGGGAGCAAGTAGATCAGAAAACCATGATGATGTACCCAACACCATCAACAAGAGATTACAAGGGGGGTTACGAAGGGGGAAGGATAAGAAATGGGAAGATCAGTTACGACACACTAGATGTAGCAGTTCAGTATTTAAGCAACAAAGAAAAGAAACCACTACAACTCAACGCAGATTGGGTTACATGGATGATGGGTTATCCGAAGCATTATCTGGACATTTCTCCGAAGAACCAAAAGACATCCCAAGAGTTGTCCAAAACCAAAGAGACAGGACAAAAAAGTTGATGGCGTTAGGGAATAGTATTGTGCCACAGGTAGCAGCAGAATTATTTTATGCGATTAAGATTGCAGAGTATGGCGAATAGCAGGGATAAAGGTGCAGCTTTTGAGAGAAAGATTTGCTCTCTCATTAAAGATTCTTTGGGTTATGAAGCCAAGAGAAACCTAGACCAGTATCAAGTTGGTGGTGCTGATATAGAAATACCTGGTTGGAGTATTGAATGTAAAGCATATCAAAAGTCTGGATCTAATAGTTATAAAGAAAGCTGGTGGCAGCAAACTATAAGTAATTGCGGAGATAGGGAGCCAGTTCTTATTTATAAATATAATAATTGTCCTATTAAATGTGTGCTACGATTAAATGTTTTTGAACATAATTTTTCTGGTGCAAAAGACCTCGTTTGTGAGGTTGATATTGACACTTGGTTTTTTATTGTGAGGGAGAAAATAAAATGAAATGTTATGCTTGTGATACAGAATTAATTTGGGGTGGAGACTTCGGCACAGAAGAAGATAACGACCATTTAATTGAGACTAATTTATCTTGTCCAAACAAAGAATGTGAGTCTTTTGTATTAGTTTTTCATGGAAAAAAAGATGACAAATAGAGATGCTATGTTACTCCGCAAGTATGCAAGGTCATACAAGACAAAAGAAAGTTTTGTTAATAGTGTAAAGCAAATGCCTTTTATGAAGAATCTTAACAATGAAAGAATGGTTGAGCTTTCTCTTGAGGGATATTGGATATTTTTTAAAGAGCTTACTGATATGGAAAGAATTGGAAGAAGTGCGGAAAAGTTTGTGCATGGTTATGTAAGTAAAAAGATACATGAGGTTTATAAAGATGAATAGAGAGCAGTTATTAAAAGAAGCATTAAAGGTTGTTTCTCATAGAGGTAAAGATTATGGCGATATTAAGACTAACCATGAGAGAATAGCTGCTCTCTGGTCTGTTATACTCGAGAAAGAAGTTAAAGCTACTGATGTGGCTTTGTGCATGGTTGCAGTTAAGATAGCAAGATTGATAGAAACGCCAGACCATCAGGATAGCTGGGTAGATATTGCTGGTTACTCTGCAACTGGTTCGGAATGTTTAAAATAAACTTGCAAACTTTCTCGTTTATAGTGTAGAATATTTATTGCGAGTGAATGACTCCAATGTTGTTATGATGAGAAAAAAGAGAGAGCCAGAAATAGCTTTCTCTTTTTTTTTGCTCTTTCGTCATTTTTTTATTGACAGGAAATTTCTCTTTTGTAAAATCCATCTCTGATGGTGCTATTCATAGCATGCAATTCATAGTTTCTATTCATAGCATGCAATTCAAAAACAATTAAATTTAAAAAAAATATGAATAGCATGCAGTTCATAGTTACTATTCATAGCATGCAATTCATAGCATACTATGAATAGTAGCATTTTTCCCCCTTAATTCATCCTTTGTTTCGCTTTATCGCTATAATAAATGCTTTGTTCTAAATCTAACAACTCTGCAAGTTTTCTAACTTTTTTATATGCTAGAAAACTGGCATTGTTTATTTTACTTACATCTACCTTATCTGTATCAAGATTTGAGTTTGATAAAAGCACACAAGATGCCCTATTTATATCTTTAATATTTTTATCTAAAGATTTAAATATAGTATGTAGTTTTTTATTCATTACTTATCTCCATTGTTGTTGTTATTTTTCATCTCGATAGATTCTATTGATAAGAATTGAAAGAGTATTGCTTATAGCTCTTTCTCCTCTCTCATGCCTGGAAACAGACATTTTATCTATGCCAAGTAAGTTCGCAAACTCATCTTGTGAATATTGCAGCTTGGTTCTGATAGCTTTGTATTGCTCTTTTGTCATGCTGCTGTTGTAATTAGCTTTATGAGTTAGCTTGTCTCTCAATACATTGATTTCATTCTGATAACCAAGTATTGCATTTTTTAGAGATACAATTTCTTTTCTTGCTTTCTCTAATTCCAGGTTAATTACTTTCATGTTCAGTCTCCCAATCATAAAGGTCATTGTTATCTGATTTGTTCATCATTTTAACAAAACTTGAATACGACATTTCTAATATATGTTTTTTAGGATCAAATATTTTGCAATCAGTTTTACTTAAAACAACTCTATCTAAATAAAATGATACCATTGTATGAATTGTATCTTCATTATCATGGCATTTGTCTAAAACATTGTCATAAGTATCTGTCTCATTCCATTTATAAAATATATAAGCGGAACATAATGGTATATGGTTATTCATGTTGTTACTCCTATTTGTTGTTATGGTTTATCAAATAAACCAGATAAGACAGGAACTAACCTGTCTTACTTGGTGCATTTGCTTAATTATCTAAATTAAAGTTATTGTTTAATTGCCAATAACATTTATCCAAGATGTTAATAAGACCGACAACCTGTCTTATGTCTGATAAATACATGTCTTGACATTCTCTTAACATGTCCAAAGTAGTAGACAATGTTTCATGAGTCTTTTTTATAGATTGTAATTGTTTCTCTGTAAGTTTAGACATACCAATGTTATTTTTTTTAGTCTGTCTTTCTCTTTCTTCTTGATAATTAGTTTTTCTTGTCATGTTGTTACTCCATTGTTGTTTAATGACGATTTAAAGCTCATACAAGCTAGTTAAAGGCGGTCTAGCTAGTAAACCGCCTGGTTTTTATTATGGCATTATAAGAAAGATAAAAATAAGCTGTCCTATTATGCCAAGAAATAAAAGAAAACAAATAATTTCTTTTATTATAAACATTCTTTGTTTATAGCCAGTTTCTGAAGTTTCTTTTATATGATTTATTATATACTTGTTTATTTTTTGCATTGTTAAAACTCCTCTATAATTTTTTTTGTGCAGAAAGTTTTTTAAAAACATTACAAGTTTTTTCATATCCATATAATAAAAGACATTCTTTAAAATGTTTTTTTGTTATGTTTCTTTTAGTTTTTGTATCAATTAATTGTATTGGATAATTCTTTTTAATTACCTTGTCGTAGATAATTAACCACCCTTTATAATAATCAGTTTCAAAATTATCACTTGTCATAATATCATTGTAAATCATTGTTAAAATACCTCTTTTTGTTGTTATGATTTGCAATAAACAAATCTTGTGTAGCTGGAACATGCCCAGCTACAATAGGTTTATTTATGCTACTTCTTTTGTTTTTACCAATTCGCAGTAGTCTAATAATCTAAAGTTTATTATCTCTGTTAAATTTTCTTCATACCATTTAAAAGACTTTTCATCATGATTTAAAATAAAACTTTCAGCCATTATTATACTTGTTTTAATATGTAAATAATCTTTTATTGTGTGAAGTTTGCTTTTATCATATTCTTTTATAAATTTTTTATAAGCGTTAATACAATCTACCATATGCTTAATTGTAAAATACTTGGCTGAAAGATTAGCAGTAAATTTGCCGTAGTTTCTACCACAACACCAACCATTTCTGTGTTGCTTTTCTTGTTGCAGTTCATACTTATAAATATTATCTCTGTATTTAGTCCAAGTAATATTATTCATAAATTGCAAGCTGTCATATAGTGTGTTTATTAATTTGATTTGTTTGTTGTTAATCATTGTTACCTCTATTTGTTGTTATGAATTGTAAATAATGGATAATATAAAGTTATTATCGTGAACATGCCAGAAGCCATTAAAAGAATGAAGAATAAACCAGGCATGTTTAAAGATAGTAAGTAAAAGCTAAAAGGCATTATAAAAAAGAATTGTGCCAAAGCTATTAGCAATGTTGTTTGATAAGTCATTGTGTACCTCGTGTAGTTATAATTAATAGAAGCCTAAACCATTGGTTTAATAGCGTCAACTAATAATTATAAAAAAAGTGAAATAAATTAATTAAAGATGAAAGACTATATATATGGGAAAGAATAAAATACTATATTTTTATACATAGACATGATACAGATAGACACAGCAAAGAAAGAAACATTATAAAAGTTTTTACAATGCAAAGAGAACAACAAAGAATAAATAAACCAGGTGTAACAAATAAAATAATAATAGAACAGCTACGGCAAAACATAGGGGGGGCAATTTTGAATGACACCCACCCAGAGGCACCGAGCCACTTTATATATATATTAACTGACCTATAAACACACAATGACAATTAGCAACTACAAGAAAAACAAGATAGTAAAGGCGATTACAGACGGCTACACGCTTGTTAAGGCATGTGAAGATAACAATGTAAGCAGAGCTACCTTTTACCGCCACATGGACAAAGACAATGATTTATCCGACACAGTTAAGTCTGCACAGAGAAAGTCTGCTGAAAAAGCATTAGAAGATGTAGAAGATATGTACCAGGACAGTCTACATGGCAGAAAGAGGTATGACCCTAACCTTTTAAGAGATTATGCTTCTCATGTAAGGTGGAAAGTGCAGAAGGTATTACCTGATAGGTTTGGTGAAGCAAAACAGAGAACAGGTGTTGAGATAAGTGATGG